ACGGTCAACCAAACGATCTTGGATTCCGGCGGCGACATCAGCGCGGCGGTCATCGTAAGAACGTTGTGCAACGGCTTCTGCGACACCAGCACGGCTAGAGTTCATGTTTCCTGAACCAGAGGCCGCAAGATCAATGCCTGTAAGCGTGTTTTCTTGTAGATTACGGCGATCATCGCGCATTGCAGCGTCGACAAGGGCTTGTCCGTTGTTTGCTGCGTAGTCCATCGCTGTATTTAGGCGGTCCTGACGTGAATCTGCCGCCATACCTTGGAACTGACCATACAAATCGTTGGCATTGTTACCAAACGAGTTCGTGTTGCCCATCATATTGTTGCCAGCGGTGATCATATTGCCACCGATGTTGCCCATAGTGTTCGCTGTTCCTGTCTGGAACTCGTTTGGACCTGCGTAAGTCGGGCCTGAGTAGGCTCCAGTCGCTAGAACACCGTCCATAGCACCGGATGCACCGGCTAGGTTTGCGTCAACGTATGGTTTGTACTGTTTGAAGCCAGCCATTGCTGCTTCAGTTGCTTTATCTTGTGCTTTGGCTTGCTTGTTGGCACCCATTAGGCCCATTGCGCCGCCAATAATTGCGCCCCACATGTGAATATCCTTCTTTTGTGATTATACGGCTACCCAAGCCGTGCCATTGTACACGACAAGGCCGGTTGTACCGTTGCCTAGGGGGTTCCAAGGTGAAACTGCGTACCTGATCATGCCTCTACGGACACCTTCAGGCTCCCTGTCGGCTACTTGCACCGAGGCTTCTGCCAAAGAACGTATTGATGCCTCAATTTCGCGTAGTTCGTCCTGTATATACGGACCTAAGTTGTCGTCGAGACGAGGCGTCTGACGCCGCGCATAGCGCGACACCAGTAGATTAATTTTATCTGATAGAGACATGTTGATCACCTACGACCAGTGACCACCACCTCCACGTCCATGCCTGAGAAAGCAAAGTCTTTGAGTGTGTCACTTGTCAGTTTGTAAGATAAGTACCGCCCAGACATACGTGTATCCACCTTGTAGGCGGCTAGCGCATCGAATGAGACGTCAGAACCGTAGTTTGGTGTGCCTGTTGGTACGTTTGCAGCACCAAAAGTGAACTGGAACCCACCGTCAGAGTTAGGCGTTGTGATCTGTGGTAGAACTTTTGTTATAACCTTGTATCCACTCAATGGGATACCTTGTTCATCCAGATCAATGCCCACACGTTCTAGGAATGGTGCGTGAGATACAGCCGTATCAATCTCTTGTGACAGAGAACCACTGTCCACTAGGTCCAAACCGTAGATTTTAGAGGATGTTACACCACCGCCTACAGAAGACACCATTAGTGGGTGACGTGTGTATTCGCTTTCCTGATCGTGGTAAGAACCACCAACAGTCGCATAAGTCTGCGTAGCGTCTGCGTATGAGATAACAGAGTTCACGTTTGCTGTGGAACCTGAGACAACATTCGGTAAGTCTTGGAACGTCCAGACGTCATCTTTGTAGTTGTAGACTGCTGCACGGTTACATGCGTCACCGTCTGCGTACACAACCATGTCATCACCGGTGTGATAGCAGAAGTAAATCTCTTCAAGTTCTGTGTTGTGCATCACGAAGCATTGGTCAGACTTTTTGTAGTCGATACCGCCAAAGATGTACTCACGGACGCGTCCGTCACATATTGATTGACGCGAGTTACCGTCAGTCACGTAGATGTCGTCACGGTCAAACACGTAGTGCTTACCTTCGATCTCTACGATACAGTTCTTGTTGAGCACACCCGCATCGTCAAAGACCTTACGGAAGTTAAAGATAAACGTACCGCCGACAAACTCCATCATCCAAACCTGATCCTGTGAATACACAAGGAAGTTTGAGCCTAGAGTTGCACCGTCGATAATAGGTGTCTTCATCTGTACTAGGTCGTTAAAACCCGCAGAGTTCGTTAGGTCTGTCTCGTCCCATGTAGTGGGCACAGAGTTGGCTAAAGCAGGGTCAGAGAACCGCACACGGTTAGGGTAAGATACCCCGGACTCTACAGTACCCAGCGCAAGCAAAAAGTCGCCATAGGACCGCAGTGACTTCGTAGTCATGCCGGTAGGCCAGTTAGCCAACGCAGTGAACGAAGTCGCGCTGGGTGTGCGTGAAATCGGGGCACTGTCTGATCTGTTGATGTACTCGACGTCCGCTAGGGTTGTCGCTGTGATTTCAGAGGTGTTGGACTGTGTGGTCCCTGTGTGTACCGTAGTGAAGGCACCATTAGAGAACTCACGTACTGTAAGCATATCATCCACCACCAACACAGTATCGTAACCAGTCAGTGCTGTTAGTCCGTAAGAAAACTTAGGGGTCCACGTGACCGCAGCCGAAACTGAGCGATACACTGGACCCGCTGTGACTTTACCTTCTGTGAAACGCACGTTCTTAGCACGTGTGAAGCCACCGATAGGTAGGTTGTAGGGATCAACGTCAGTGACCACACCAACGGAACCTAGCCCACGGATTGGTAAGTTAGGCATGGCCTACTCCTGTCATTATGTTGTTGGGATGGTGAACGTATAGGTTCCAGCGTTAGGGTACTCCGACACAGTGTTACCGACCTGTAGACGTGCGTATCCACTGGCACCTGCGCCACCATCGTATCCGTATGTGTTACGAGGTCCACCTGCGCCGATGACTACTGTCACTTGAGTCCCAGCCACCAACATTGCTTCACCAGTTACGCGATCTGAGGCAGAACCACCGATACCTGCGTTACCTGAACGGTCAAACACACTTGGTGCATCTCCGCCACCACCGCCGCCCCCCGCGCCATGAGAACTCGCTGGTGCTGCACCACCTGCTGCGTTGTTGCCACCGCTTGATCCACCGGAACCATAGTACGAGGCTTCACCACCATGCCATGTAAGTCGGCTGATACCACCGTTAAGACCGCCAGAACCGCCTGTAGATGTTACGCTGACTGATAGCCCACCGCCTGATCCAGAAAGAGAACTGTCGCCGCCAGATGCACCATAGACACCGTTGCCGCCACCGTCACTATCGCCACCACCTCCGGCTCCTCCCCCTCCGATAATCTCGTAGACAAGGGTAAGGCCGCGCTGGGTGCCGTAGTAGTCACTTAGGTCTAAGCGTCCACTCGTGCCAATCTCAGTATTGTTAGAAGTTACATATGCCCCATTACGATAGTATTCAGAGGCTTTGATCGGATGTGTACCACCAAACTCTCCTTGTATCTGTGAGAACTTGATTACACCTGTGCTTTGGATAGCCATGACTATGAGGACTTTCTTTTGGATTCTAATGTTCTATGGAACACAAACGCTAATACACCAGCACCTAGTCCGGTCACTGCTGCTTCGGCCCACCACTCTCCAAAGTGGGTCGGATGAACGAGAAGGTCTGCTACAAAACAAACGACTGAAGTCACCCATGCGTGAACATAGGCACTCTTCGTCTTGAATATCTGAAAGGCGACGACTGCACCAACACCAGTCAGTGCGCCAGTCTCGGATGCTTTCATTGCGTGTCCTAATGAGAACACAGATAAGTCACCCTGCACCATACAGATACTACACGCTGTAAATGCCTCTGAGAACTTCTCGACTAGAGTCTTAAATGACTCCTTCAACCTCCCCCACAGCATAACACTATGCCGAGGTATCGAATGCGCTAATGTCTGCCTTAACGCGAAGGTTGCCGGATTGATCTAAAGACATCACTGTTGTGCTACCGACCTTGAAGTCCAAGCGTCCATCGCCACCCACACTAATCTTAAAGGCACCTAGTGTTACTGTGCCAGTAAAGGTGGGGGATGCAGAAGGTGCTTTGGTGTTCAGTTGTGACTGTACGTTACTTGTAACACCGTCGAGGCGGTTGATTTCTGTAGTACTAACAGTGGCACCGTCCAACTTGTTCACTTCGGCTGCTGTCGCCGTAATGTCCTGTAGTTTGTTCAGGGATGCTGTAGTTACGTCAGTTCCATCTAGTTTGTTCAGTTCTGCGGGTGTCGCTGTTACTGCTGCGTCTAGGTTCGGAAAAGTACTCTTAATAGTACTCTTGATTAAGCGTAGGTGATCGTCCGCTTGCGCTAGACCATCAGTTGCCGCTGGATTGTTTGCGTTCAATCCGTTGACGTATGTCGAAGTTTCTAAGCCCATGTCGGACGTTCCTCTTTGTTATCGGGGGTGGCTGATCCGTCACTCGCGGATCAAGTGGCCTGTAAGGTACTGAAGTTGCTAGAGAAAACTGGAGTTTTCGTAAAGAAACTGTAGGTACTGATGTGTCTGAGGTGGGCCATTGCTGACAAAGGCCGGACTACAACAACAACAACAACGACCTTTAGCCTACTTTTTGAAATTGAGTTGATTCTGAAGGTGCGGGGGGTGCTTTTTGCCTAGGGAACCTAAAGTTTTCACGGGTCGCCCCTGCTAACCTACTGTTTTCACTGGGTTTCACTGGTAGGGGATATAGTATCCCACGAGGGG